CAAAAACAAGGAAATGATCACACTGTTTGATCCGCATGAAGTACCAGATCTCTATGAAGCGTACTATAGAAATAGTGCCGAGTTTGAACATCTATACTTAAATTATGAACTCGATAAGAAAATTAAAAAGAAAAGCGTTTCAGCGGATGAAATATTCAAAAATGGCATCCTTAAAGAGCGCACTGACACTGGGCGAATATATCTTGTCAATATCGACAACGTCATCGCTCAGGGGCCGTTTGACACAACTACTGATCCAATATATCAATCAAACCTATGCCAAGAGATACTTTTACCCACCCGCCCTTTCCAGAGAATTGAAGACACTGAGGGGCGAATTGCTCTTTGTACTCTTGGCAGCATAAATTGGGGTGCTTTTAAAGATCCCCAGCAGATGCGTAAAGCCTGTCGTGTACTGGTTCGCAGTTTAAGTAATTTGTTAAATTATCAAGATTTCCTCAGTGTACAAAGCCGACTGGCCAATGACGAATTCGAACCATTAGGTGTTGGCATTACCAACTTGGCCTACTGGCATGCTCGTCGCAGTTTAAAATACGGCGAGTCTGATGCTCTTGCTGAAGTTAAACGTTGGATGGAACATCAGTCCTATTATCTCACCGAAATCAGCGTGGAACTGGCACAGGAACGAGGTGCTTGCAAACGCAGCAGTTATACTTACTATGGAAAGGGCATATTTCCGTGGGAACGTAGAAATCGGGGTGTAGATGAGTTGACCGACTTTACACCCAGCATGGATTGGGAACCATTGCGTGAACGTATGAAGCAGTATGGCATACGCAATGGTACACTAATGGCAGTGGCTCCTGTCGAGTCAAGTAGTGTAGTATTAAACAGCACCAACGGTATTGAAATGCCGATGGAGTTGATCAGCGTTAAGGAATCCAAGGCCGGAAGTTTTGTACAAGTGGTTCCTGAATATCGTAGATTAAAAAACCGCTATCAACTTATGTGGGAACAGACGGATTGTATAGGCTACTTAAAAACAGCCGCGGTGTTGGCCGCTTATATTGACCAGAGCCTAAGCACCAACACCTTTTACTCCCCAAAACATTTTCGAGATGGAAAGGTCCCGGGTACACTAATTGCTAAGAATTTAATGCTGGCATATCGGTGGGGGATCAAGACAATTTATTACAGCCTTCTGGACAAGGTGGGTAGTAAAAACATACTGACCACCACAACAGTGGTTAATTCTCCAGTTATGGAGATGATTGATGACGAACACTGCGAGGCATGCACACTATGAGCAAATTACAATACGATTTAAAAACACCCACTAACTATCTAAAACGTAAAATGTTTTTAGATGGCACGGTTACCGTACAGCGTTTTGAAGAATATCGCTATCCTAAAATTGCTAAATTTGAAGAAATTCAACGAGGGTATTTTTGGGTCCCAGAAGAAATCAGTCTTACCAAAGACAAAATGGATCATAAAGAAGCCAGCGAAGCAGTTAAACATATCTTTACATCAAACCTGTTGAGACAAACCGCATTAGACAGCATTCAGGGTCGTGCTCCTACGCAGGTTTTTAGTCCTGTAATCAGTATTCCAGAATTAGAAGCACTGGTCAGTAACTGGAGTTTTTTCGAAACCAATATTCACAGCAAAAGTTACAGTCATATTATTCGCAATGTCTATGGTGTTCCTAAAGAAGAATTTAATAAAATTCACGACACCAAAGAAATTGTCGAAATGGCTTCCAGTGTGGGAAAATACTATGACCTACTACACAAGTTGAATTGCCAGAAAGAACTACTACCAGTGGGTATTCCTGAAACCGAACATGTTCGAGCAATTTGGATGGCACTAAATGCCAGTTATGCATTAGAAGCATTGCGTTTTATGGTGTCATTTGCTACCAGTCTGGCCATGGTAGAAAATCGTATCTTTATTGGCAATGGAAATATTATCAGTTTAATTCTACAAGATGAATTACTACATGCAGAATGGACTGCTTGGTTAATCAATAATGTAGTAAAAGATGATGAAAGATTTGCTGATATAGTTGACTCTTGTCGCAACGAAGTGTATGCTATGTATATGGAAGTTATTGCAGAAGAAAAAGCCTGGGCAGAGTATTTGTTTAAGAAAGGTGTTGTTATTGGACTGAATGCTGCTATTCTCAGCGACTTTGTAGATTATACAGCATTTGTTCGTCTTAAAGATATCGGTATTAAGTATCTTGCAGATCACCCTAAATCCAGTCCTATTCCGTGGTTCAATAAACATTTGAATATAGGAAAAAAACAAACTGCCTTACAAGAAAATGAAAGTACCAATTATGTAATTGGAGCCATGTCGGCTGATGTGGCGTATGAAGAACTTCCTGATTTATAAAAAGGATAAAAATGAAAGCTATTGTTTGGAGCAAAAACGATTGTCAACAGTGTGATCAGGCCAAAGCACTGCTGGAGCAACAGGGCATTGAATTCGAAGAGCGTCGAATTGGTGACGGTTGGACCAAGGAAGAATTGTTAGAGTATGTTCCCTCTGCTCGTAGTGTTCCGCAAATCTTTATCAACGATCAACTGATCGGTGGATTTACTGAACTGCAAAAATATATTAAAGAGAATGTAAATGTCTGATAATACATACGTTCCGCAATCGCAATACAATGTTGACACATTGGAAGTACCCAGTATCCCTTCAATTGACCTAGCAGCATTAACAGGGTTAACTAGTTTTAGTCCGTTGACTACTGCTGATATTACTAGTTTTAATAATATGAATTACACTACCAGTGGATTTTATAACAGTTATGGCAATGTAACTATCAGCAGCGGTACCGGTAGTGCTACTACCAATCCATATACTGGTCCATATGTTTACACCACCCCTAACACTAGTATCCCTGTATATACCGCTGCTGGGACTAATTGGTCTACAATTAGTCCCAGTTCTGGGCTAAATGTCAAGGATGATGCTAATTTCGAAGGTGACATCAAATGGAAAGGACGCAGCCTAGGTAAACTCATGGAAAAAATTGAGGATAGATTGGCCATTCTACAAGAACCCGACCCTGAACGTTTGGAAAAATTTGCAGCACTGAAAAAAGCCTACGATCATTATAAGACATTAGAACGTCTAATCGGTGATGACTGAACGTAGTAACGTTCTCAAAGGGCGGTACAGCTACGACGCAGAACTAGGAGGTAATTTAGTTACATTTCTTAATCGCAATGTAACTCCATATCCTACTGAAGCAGGTGGACCAAAGTTTGATCTTATTCCGGTTGAAAAGCAAAAAGACATTATGGTCAATGTGGCCAGAATGCATGCACAGCAGGAATACGATCGCATTATGGAATTGGTTACTGTATTGCAACGACAAGCAGCCAGTATTAAACGGCGTTTAGAAATTACAGATGCTGTTCATGCTGCCCGATACAATTTTCAAATCTATCACGGCCAAATCTATTGGTTGGCCTACCATCATATAGATAAATGTACAATATTGACACACAATGGTCCTGATGATTGGACTGCCGGTGCTCCGGACCATTATGAATTTATATGTCAAGTTAAGTGGTTAGGTGACCATACTTGGATTGAAATAAACGCAGAAGGAAACCCATGTTAATTAGCAAAGGATTTAGTAACGGAGATATCATCAGTTTGAAATTAATCAACGGTGATGAACTTATCGCACGATTTGAAAGCGAAACAGCAGATGATATTACCATAGACAGACCATTAGCTCTGACCATGAGCAGAGAAGGCCTGGGCATGATCCCTTGGATGATGTTGGGCGATAAAAGTTCAATTATACTAAAAAAATCTCATGTATTCGCAGCAGTTTCTAGTCAAAAAGACGCTGCTGATCAATACATGCAGGGCACCACTGGTATTGCACTGAGATAAATACAGTTATAAAGGAGTAACATATGCCTAGTGTTGTAACCATGACCGGGCCGGGTACGGCCGTTGTGACAGATGATGCTGCTCTTGCCATTACGGCTCAAACTGCTGCATTGACCGCAGCAATACAAGCAGCAGTATTACAATTGATAGGAACATCTATAATACCAGGAACCTTGGGATCAATTGATAACAAGTTAGAACTAATAGCTAAACAGTTGGTTGCTGTTGCAGATTTAGCCGAAGTCTTATCTCTTTCTGCTAACGAGATAAAAACCGCCCAATCATCAATGGTTAGTTTACAGCAAGAATCTAACATTATGCAATCAATGGCAGTTAGTGATCAGCTTGATACAAACAGATTTCAAACTCAGGTAACCAATGAAGCACTAGATCGTGCAGGAATTCCTAGACCTAAAATGCCTCCATTTTTGGATACTCTTAAAGAAACTCTTAAAAAAGTCAAGGATTTCAATATTCTGGTCGAAGCCGAAGGACTAATGAAATCTGCCACAAATAAATTAACCAGTTTAGTCAAAGCACAAATTACAGCATTTGATGCAACATTTGGTATTTCTGATTGGATTAAACAAAAGACCCAGGCGTTGAAAGCAGCCATATTGCCTAGCACCAGACAAGCCAAAGCTGCGATTGAGGCAAAAACCAAGGTCACCTGGGGTATCTAAGTGGCTTACGGACAGAAACAATTATTCATTGCAATTCCGCAGCCCGGGACCAGCAACCTTCCCTACCCTGTTACGGTTCGTAAAGGTGGATTAGCTGGTCTACTTGGCGGGACCACAACTTACCCGCCATTCGTTCCAGTTGTTTGTTCTGTAAATGATTTATACGGTGTCTCCGTTACTGCAAGTACTGCTGCAACGGTCGCATCCATAGAGGCAACAATATTACAATTAATAGGAACATCTATAATACCAGGAACACTAGGTGCAATTGATAACAAATTAGAGCTAATAGCTAAACAGTTGGTGGATTTAGCGGATATATTAGAAAATTTGAGCAAGTCAATGAATCAATATAAGATCAATATGAATTCCATGATTTCTATCAACACTGAGAAAAATATTTTACAATCTACAAAAGTCTCTGATCAAATTAATAACAATTATTTTTATAAAATTGCTGACGGAGAAACTCCTGAATTACCGTCATTTAAAGAGTCACTTAAAGAAAATCTCAAAAAAATCAAAGACTTTAATGTTTTAGTTGAAACTGAAAGTCTAATAAAATCTGCCACAAATAAATTAACCAGTTTAGTCAAAGAACAAATTGGATCATTTGATACAACATTTGGTATATCTGATTGGATTAAACAAAAAATTGAAACATTAAAAGTAGCCATACTACCCAGCACCAGAAAAACCGTCGCTGCGATTGAGGCAAAAACCAAGGTTACCTGGACTTAAATATGCCTGCTGATAGACCAGTTGCTCGTGTAGGTGTAGACAAGGCTGCCAGTGTAATAATAACTGGTGCCCAAACAGTATTCACTAATGGCGATGACAGCAAAAATTGGACTGCTATAGTGGGAGTTAGTCTTACAGCAGGACCTCCTAATAAAGCTGATATTATTGTACAAAGTCCTGTTACTGTATTCGCAGAAAATCACAAGGTTGCTGTGCAAGGTGCGGTAACAGCACGTGGAAGAACTGTGGAGCGTGGTAGTCCCACAGTATTTGCCGGAGCAAACGGTCCAGGAGCTCCCGTAGAAATCTCTTGACGATCTGTATATTTCATGTAAATATATGTGTCCGACAGGGGTAAACCGGCATAGCTGGTTGCGAGGGTGGGAGGCCCCGGAGTTAGGCGGAGACACTTATTAGCCCTGCGGATTCCGTCAAAATTTAGGTTATACCAAGGGGAGAAAGATTATTGTAGTTTAATGCCTAGAGAGAAAGGTGTTGCGGACGGGG